GCGTCGTGCGGCACGAAGGCCGAACCGCGCCGCCAGCCGTACTTGATCTCGCGCGCCTTGATCTCGTCGAGGTAGTGCTCAAGGCCCTGACCGCTGCTTGCGTAGTGATCAAGCAGCACCAGCTGCGCGCCCTGCGTCTGAAACCACCAGATGCTCGTATCGTCGCCGACGCCGAGATCCCACGCGGTGTGGACGAACTTGTCGTCGTCAGCCTCGACGTCGAGGATGCGGCCGTCGCCGCGCACGTCGCGCATCTCATGACCGTAGAAGGTGCCGAGCAGTGCAGCGGTAAAGCTGCACATCATCTCCTGCTCGAACATGGCGCTGCCTGCGTCGAGGCCGTAGAGCGATTGATACTCGGCTAAGGCTTCGGCAATAGCTTCTGGTGTGAGAGCAGCCGTATCGTCGACGGTGAGGATCTCTGAGAACCAGCCTCTTGTCCGGGTGGCGTGCTGGTACAGCTGAAGTAAATGATTGCGTCCTCGGGGAGTAGAGATCCAGCACGCCCAGCCGTTGTTTTCTTCCAGTATGGGCCTGTAGTAGCCCCACGCGCTGGGGTTCGCGAGCGCGTACTCTGAAAAGACGATGCCCGCGGTAGACGACCCGATGCCGCCGCCGGAGACGACACTGTCACTGCCGACGACTTGCCACGTTGATCCGTTACGGAAACGGATGTGCATGTCGTGCTCTCGGGTACTTTCGCGCATGGCTTGTGGAAAAGCCTCATCGATGCGTCTCCTGCCTGAGTGTGGATTGACTGCGTCCCAAATTGCTTTGCGTCCCTGCGCGAACTCAGGAAGCATGTGCCAGTAATTTCCAACTCGCTCCAGCATCGCGATCGCGCTCGCATGCAGCGCGATCTCGTCCTTGCCCGCGCGACGATGCCAGACCGCGACAGCGCGTCGACCACCACGCTGTAGATAATTCCACAGCCGTTGTTGGTGTGGCCTAGGCTCCCAGCCCTTGTGCGGCACGCTGATGTCGGTGATGTCGGTCATCACTCATCATCCGATTTTGTAAGCAGCTTCCTGATGGTTATGCGCAGCTCGCCGTCGAGCTTCGCATCGTGCGGCTGATTGGGCTTGCCCCAGCCGCGATCGAGCAGCGCGATGCTGGCGCTGACACGCGCGGCCTCCTGCTCGCCGTTCTCGGCAATTCCAGACAGCGCGCGGATCGCCACGTCGGTGTGCGCTCTGGCGATCGACTTGAGATCTCTCGGCAGCGTCTTTTTTGGCGTGGGGTCAGGCATTTACTTGGGGTTAGCCCCTCCCTGTTCGAGCCGCCGCACACGATCGGTCAGCTCGGCTATCTTACTGTCAACGCTGACCAATTCACCCTCCAGCAGCTCGATCGCGCGGGCGATTTCGGCATCGACATAGGTCTTGGCCGCGGTGTTCTCTGGCGTGGGCATGCTGGACCGGAACGCGAAAAAGCGCATATGCGCCGGGCGGAGCATATGCGCTTTGGGTTGGGGCCGTCCAGATCTAGTAGGTGCCGGGCACCCGGCGTGGCACCAGTGGTTTGAGCCGGTGCGTGATCATGCAGCCGAGCAGCAACACGACCGGGGTCGGCACCTCCCGCTCGCCGCGGAGCATGCGCCGCATCTGGCGGTCGGAGCATCCGAGGTAGCGGGATGCGGCCGCGGGCTTCATGCCCAAGGCCGCGATCGCCAGACGCAAACCGTCTGGCGACATGGAGCGAGTGTGCTGCCAGCTCACGCGGGCACCTTGGCGAACTTCTTGGTGTCGCGCTTGGCGGCCTGCTCGACCCGGCGCACGGCGTCGCGGCGGGCCTGCTCCAGCGTCGGGAACTCGGTGTGATTGAAAGATGGGCCGTACCGCTTGCCGTCACGCGTCGGGCTGCCCCACAGCTCGAACGCACGCATCGGGTGACCGATCTCGCGGAGGTAATAGCCGTAGTGGCCGCCCGACAGGTCGACGACGATCTCGGCGTAGACGACCTCGCGGATGCGCCACTGGTAGCCGACGCTGCGCCCGAGCCGGTCCGTGACGCCGTGCTCGACTGAACCCTCGTCGAGAGTGGGGCCGTAAGACTTGCTGCATTTCATGGTCATGTGATGGACTTCCCTTTTCAAACGGCTAATCCCGTTCAAAAGTACAATAGGACCAGTGGTCCGATAAAGTCAACGACGTTTTCTGAAAATAATTGAAAAAGAGCCATTGACAAATAAGACCAGCGGTCCGATAACAAGCACACCGGAATTAACCGGGCAGGAGCCATCACGATGACGAACCTCACCGCCACGATCGACGCCTACGCCGAACTCAAGGTCCAGATCTCCGGCCTCGAACGCAAGAAGAAGGAACTGGAGGCCGCGCTGGCCGACCTCAAGGCAGGCTCCTACGAGAGCGCCGAGTTCCGCCTCACCATTTCAGACGTCGCCGGAACCAAGCCCGACGACAAGCTGGCGGCCGAGATCAAGGCCGTTCTCAAGGCCGCTGAGGCCGACTACCGGGCGACCCTGTCCACCCAGTACCTGACGGCGCATACCGTGCCGACGCTGGTGCGCAGGCACTTGGTTGGCCTGCCGACGGGCAAGAACCTCGCCGCCTGAGTTTCCAACGCACTGGCGGGCTCCCTGAGCCCACCTAGACCCCTTCAAACCTCAAAGGAACACCCCATGAAGATCCCGACCACCACCCCGCGCTACGAAGTCCTGATGATCAAGCGCAACGGCGTCAAGCAGCGCGTCGGCCTGTTCGGCGACCGCGCCAAGGCCGTCGAGTACGGCGACAAGTTCTACAAGGGCCGCTACCTCATCAACGATCGCATGCCCGGCCAGATCGAGGACGCGCTCAAGGCGCGCTACCCCGGCCTCGACATCACCGTCATCTGAACCCTGCCGCTAGGAACCATCACAATGTCCGACACCGCCCGCTTCCAGACCGCCGCCGCCGCCCGTGCCTTCCTGCTCGGCGGCAACGCCACCGTCACGCTCGTCTCCAAGGCCAGCGGCACCCGCTTCACGTTCAAGGTCCGCGCCAGCGACGAAGGCGACGTTTTCTTCGTCAGCCTGCTCGGCGGCCCGGACAACGAGAGCGACTATCGCTACCTCGGCCGCATCGACGCCTCCGGTCTCTTTTGGGCCGGTCGCCGCCAGCCCAAGCCCGGCGACGTCGGCAAGGACGCGCCTTCCTCCAAGGCGTTCGACTGGGCGTGGGGCTACCTCAGGAACGACGTGCTGCCGGTCAAGCTGGAGATCTGGCACGAAGGCCGCTGCGCGCGTTGCAATCGCAAGCTGACCGTGCCGTCCTCGATCGAAAGTGGCTTCGGGCCGGAGTGCGCGGGCAAGGTCGGGTTCAGCGCCAGCTGGGCAGGCTTTTAAGCCTGACCCCCACCCTTACGCTGAAAAGGCCCGCGGCGCTCGCCGCGGGCCTTGTGCGTTCTGGTTGTGGGGGTGAGACCGAGTACCACAATTCCAAACATCTGCTGGCGCAAACGTCGACGTCAGGCGTTCAGCGCAAGGGCTTCCTCCTCCTGTACCCCTCTGTTACTCATACATACTTCTATAAAGGGTGGTACTCAGTACTAGAACAGAGAATAGAGAATTGAAATCACTCATCTTTTTCACTGAGACCCGCCACCTCGTTGAGTTTCGTGTCAAGGTCTACTCCGCCCCATTTAGCCACTTCCCGCCGCAAGGCCGCGTCTGGCATGTGTTCGACCGCGGCGCGGTTCGCCCGGAAGCAGAATACCTTTTTCTGCTTTCCGAACACGCGGACGCGTTTTTGTAGGCCGGACGCCCCCTGCACAGCGGCGCAGTACTTGGCCCACGCCCCCCTGAACTCGCCCATCCAATACGACCCTTTCCCGCCGTAGTTGTGCTCGATCGCCTGCTCCAGATGCTGCTTGGTGAACGCCTTGCCAAGGTCAGGATCTTCCAGCATGTCACGTAAAAGGTTCTCGACATCGGAGATCGCCAGCTCGGCCATCTCGGCCTTGCCCTTGGTTACGAGGGGCGCGAACATATCGAACTGCGACAGGTCGCGCGCCGCCAGCAGGCCGCTCAGGGCGGCGATCGCGCCGGGCGTCTCCATCCACGCCACGATAGCCAGCGCCTCGTCACGGGTGATCTGGCGGCCGTTGCGCAGGATGGTAAAGCGCCGGTCGTTCTCGGGTATGCTCAAGGCATCCGCGTGGTTGGACGCCACCCAGAACGAGCAGTAGCTCATCCCGTCGAAGCCGCGGCGGTACTTGCCCCGGAAGCTGTGCCGCTTCGGCGCGGGGTCGACGAGATCTTTAAGCACCTCGTAAGCTGCCGATCGCTCGCCGCGCCTGTACGCCGTCGGCGACGTCTTGGCCTCGTCCACGGTCACCAGCACCGACCCGTGCATCCAGTCATTGAACGTGCTCTGGCCGCTGGTGCCCTCCAGCATGCTGAACGCCTGCGCGGTAGCGTACTGCTCACCGTAGAGCTGGTGGACGATGCGGAACAACAGCCCCCTGCCGGTGCCGAACGTACCCTCGCGGGTGCCGTCGGCCGTGTCCGCCACGAAGATCACTGCGGTGCCGGGGATCTCGGGCCGGGCCTGCTTGTGCGCCATCCAGTCCAGCAGCCAGTCGCGTTCGACCGGGTCAGGGATGAACCGCTCCATGAACGCAACAAATGGTCCGCTTAATGTCGCGACATTTAGCGTACCATTTGTCGCGTGCCGCGGCCGCCGATAGGTATTCTTGTACGTCTGGCCGTTCTCCTCGAACAGCGGGAACGGCCGGTCCGGCCGCATCCGCACGCCAGCGATGTTGAGCCGCCGCGGCGTCATCTCCCATAGGTCTGTCGCAAAGACAGGCCGTTTGAACCGCTTGTCCGGATTTGGTTTATGCAGGTGCCGGTAGCGCCGATGGAAGGCGGAAGGCGTGGTTTCGCAGTCCAGCCGGTCCGCGTAGATCCGAACAATGGCGTCGCCGCCCTCGTAATAGGCCCGCGTCTGCATCAGCCACTCGGCCTGTGCGAACAGCTCGGCCGCGCTGTCCGGCTCGGGTGGCTCGCCCGGCGTCAGCTCGGCGATCGGCAGCAGGGGGCCGTCGTCTAGGATCTTCTGGTCGTGGTCCGGCTCGAACGCGGCCGGGAAGTGCGTGACCTCGTCGCCATGCACATGCACGGCCACGCAGCCGTGGCGGTTGCTGCCGCCGAGCACGCTGCACCGCTCCAGCCAGCCAGCCTTGGGCGTCAGCCCGCGGCCGGGCATGAAGTTCGAGGAACAGCGCAGCGCGTCGCCGTAGATTTCGTGCTCCTCGCACAGGCCCTCGTAGGTAAGCTGCGTCCCGCCGCGGTTGGTGTCGAACCGCGTCTCGGGTGTGATGTCGTAGGCGATGCGGCTGGCGTTGACGTCGACCACCGAGCCTTCCTTGCGGACGTAGCCGCCCGCCTCTGCCGCGGCCTCGAACCTCACCAAGATCTCGGTCGCCTGCTCGATCGTCAGCACGGGCAGGTCCGCGGGCCGTGTCGCGGCCAAATCAGGACGTTCGTCCGACCAGCGGTAGAGCGCCGCCACGCTGCCGTCCTCGTTGTGCGAGTGCGGCCCGTACACGCCCATCTGGCGCGAGCAGTTGCCGGTCGACGTCGGCTTGCCGGTGAATATCTCAATCATACTGTGCTTGGCGGCCTTGTCCTCGTCGGCCGCGATGTACTTATGGCTGTGCAGCCGCGTCAGGTCGGCCTTGTCGGCTTCGCCTCCTGAACGCACGAACAACGCGAACTTGGTGTTGGAGGCCCCGTAGCGCATCGGTGCGCGGTCGGCCACGTCGGGTGCAACAGCTGCGATGATGTCATAGGCGATGTCCGCCAGTGCTGCGTGAACGATGTCCGCGTCGATCGCGCGCAAGCCCTCCTCGATGCGCAGGCCGGTGGCCTCCCATTTTGGATACCGCCTGATCCAGCTGGCGGCGGCGGCCTCCTGCGTCTTGTATTTGGGACCGAACAGCACTGGGTGGTGCGCGTAGTCCTTCTGGTTCCACGCCGACAGGAAGGTCGAGCGGTCTTTATTGGGGATGGGGTGGTAGCCGTTCGCCAGCAGCCGCTGGCGCGTTTCGGTGGTGTTGTTCATGGCAGCACCTGACGACGCCATTTCACACAGGTCTGGCCTTTGTGCTGCGCGATCGTCAGCTCGGCGTAGCCGTGGCAGTTCTCGCACCAGAAGCCGATGGCGACGCCGTCGCGGCGCGAGGAAGGGTTTCCGCCGGGGCTTTGCCTCCGCACCAGCACGTCTCCGGTGCCTGAGACTTCCGTTTCCGACACGTTGCCGTCCTCATGCGGGCGGCTATAGACGGTGACGGTCTTGTGGTGGAGGTAGTTACTGTCGCAATGGCCGCAGGTCAGCTCGGCCTCGCCATTAAAGTCATTTATCTCGAATTGTGGGATTGGTGATTTCAGCAGCATGTTGGCTCCCTTGTGGTTGGAGAAGGGCGTCAATGTCTGCTGAATTTCGCACCACCGCAACTACCGCCCCTAGTAGGCGATATTTCTCATGCAACGAGATCTGGTGAGGCGACAGCCTGCCGCCGACCGGCCGCTTGCACTCGACGAAGATCACGCGTCCGGGCAGCACGACAAGCCGATCGAAAAAGCCCCTGCGGCCCTTCATCGCCATCTTCTCGCAGCGGCCGCCTAGTGCCCTGACGCGCCGCACCAACTCCTCCTCGACGCTGTCCTCCTTCGCCAACGGCCTTGACATCGCAATGGACCTCCTTCAATCTGGCGCGAACACCTAACACGTTGCACCGAAGGTAACACGATGAAACAACACTCCAGCCTGATCGGCGGCTCCTCTGCCGCGCGCCTCCTGCAATGCCCCGGAAGCTGGCGCGCCAATCTCGCGCTGCCGCCGTCCGCGGATGTTCCCTCAGCCTATGCAGAAGAAGGCTCGTTCGCGCACGCGATCATGGAGCGGTTGATGCGGAAGCGCATGGCGGAAGAACCGTTGATAGATCTCTACGCGACGGTGCGCGGGTACGTTGGCGAGCAGATCTACGACCGCATCGTCACGCCCGTGCATATCGACGAGCTGATCGACCCGGCGCTCGGCATGCTGGAGGTGCTGGAAGAAGCCTATGGCGGCGGGTTTGAGGTGGTCGGCGTCGAGGAACGCGTTGCGTTCCCCGGCGTGCTATCGGCGTTCGGCACCGTTGACCTGATCCTGCGCAGCGCCAGTCATATCATCGTAGCGGACTACAAGTTCGGACAGGGCGTTCCGGTACGCGCGATATACAACGATCTGGGCGGCGACACCGTCAACGCGCAGCTGCTCTACTACCTCGTCGCGGCGATGAACAGCAAACGCGCGTTGTTCACCGGCAAGCGCAAGCTGGTGATCGCGGTGGTGCAGCCGCGCGCCGAGC